CTGCAGGGTTGTAGGTCAGACCTGAGTTCACCCCAAAGTTGCCGTAGGTACCAGCCATTAGGTAGGTGCTGCCTGTGCTGGTGTTCATCTGTAAACGCACAGAGCCGTTAGCACTAGCAGTGCCTCCCGAAACCATGATGACGTAGTTGTCGTAATCGGCAGAGAACGCCCCAGTGACGGTCACACTGGAAACACCCGTGCCGATTGTCTGTGACTTCACAAGCCACAATCCAATCGAGTTGAGAGATTCCTGATAAAGCGGAGTGCCATTTGTAAATGTAGGTGGAGTAGCCATAACTAACCAATCAAATCCGTTCCCCCAATAAGGGATTGTCCAATAATAAACACCGCAGCCCAACGAGCCGAACCCTCAAAAGTGGTACGCCATTGACCCGGCACAACACTATGAGAAACACGAGACAACAGCATCGGAATAGTCGTGGAGTTACCAGTCGGAGGGCTCACAACGAGAGTAATGCGATCATTGAGTTCACGGTCTAAAGCGTTGCTCCAATCGCCGTCAGGAGACAACACCACGTCAAACGGGTCAGCCTTAGGGTAAACCTGACCGCCCCAACCAGTGACAATATTGCCGACGGCTTGAGCGTTAGCAAGGCTCGCAACCTGTGTCTCAATAGAGGCCTCAGCTGCACCGTACGTGTTTACGCTCGTGGTGTTGCGCTGAATGTAAACACCACCACCCGACATTGTAATGTTGGCTTCGTTGCGCATTGAGTCGCCGTCGTATTCGAGAGCAACTTCAGGGCCGATGGCGTAGCCACCTGTGCCGTAGGTGCCTTGGGAAACAATCGAGCGTGTTTGTGTTCTGATTTGGTTTTGGTTGTACAGCGTGACAACCCCTGCACGAGTGACAAACAGTGGTGCGTATTCGGAGTCGGAAAGGATTTGTAACTCGCTGGCAACTCGGGGCGCGTTGTCTGTGACTTCAAGGACGCTTGACGCTGGAGCCGACGGAGGGTCTGTAAGAGACACAGGGAATGGCGTGTTAGAAATGAGACCCTGAAAACGGACACGTGCTGTCTCGGGGAAGTAAGCCGTAGAGGTTTTGAAGATTGACTGAATAGTGGCTTGAGTTTGCACGCTGTCCCACACAACGATTTGCTGTACCGAACCCGTACCGATGTTTACGTTCTCATTGGTCTGAACATAGATACCAACGTTGTTTACCGTTGTCGTCGCCACTGAAATACCGTCGATGAACAGGGCAATAGTCCGGGTGCCACTATTCCATGTAAACGACAACAGGCGAGGCGTCCCAGTGTCCCAACCCGAAGCGTTAGTGCTAGCGACTTTTGAGTTAGCAAACGAAGGCTCAGTTACTTCGACATAAAACTTTTGGGTGGTGCTGTTGAACCCAAAATAGTAGGTGTGATTGTAGATGTTTCCCTGAAGAAAAGTTGATGAAGTAGAAGCGCCAGCGTCAGGGACAGCCCAACACGAAACAGTAAAAGAACCCGGACTTGCGTTTACAAGACCAAGGGCAGAGTTTGCAGCTTCTGATCCTGTGCCAGTGATTGAACTATTGACCAACCCGACAGCCAACTGTGCGCCGTTGGAAGCCACAGCAGTTGTCGCCATATCCAACGGGAAACTGCCGTAGTCCTTGAGTGTCTGATTGGCTGTGTATGGCCCTACAGGCTCGTCACAGGGGTAGTAGTGCCGTGGGGCTGTAGAAAGGATATAGTCACGGCTCCAGTCCGCAGGGAGCGTTTCAGAGGCTAAAAGCCCCAGCGCGTCAAAGCATGACAGGGTGATGGTGGAGTCTTTGCCTGCGTCTGTCCACGTTGGAGGCCATCCCGACACAAAGCCACGAAACACGGGATAGGTCGTACCGCCATAGGAAGCAGTAATGCGTATCTGTCGGCGCGGTAGGAGTTTGCCGTAGTAAGCGCCTGACGTGTTGAACGGGTCGTATGTTCGGTTGAGGTTGCTCAACACAACACTTGCGGATCCGTAGAAGGGTTGCCAGTCGTCAGTGCGTCCACGGTCGATATTCATGTAGCGAACATCGGACGTCATGTTGGCGACGCAACATAAGGGCCATCGTTGAACGCAATCTCAACTATCGGTGTAGGGAAAGGCATTAGGACGCCCTGCGGTTATAGGACTCTAAAACGTCTCTGACGCTTCGACCAATAGCAACGGGATCACCTACGCCAGTGTTTACAGTGACAGACACTGCACCTTGTCCGCGTCCAGTGCTAGAAGAGCCACTGATGTCAGGGACAGAACGCCTACGGACTGATGGTGTGGGGTCATCTGCGTCAAAACGATACTGCTGGTAGTCAGGGGCGGTGTCCAAAAGGTCTATAGGGTTACCCGGCAATAAAGCATTCACGAGACGTGGAGCGAGGTTGATAATGGCTTCCATGGCTTTGTAGATAGCGATGAAAATGTTGAGAATGAACTTGCCAATGTTGGCTAGATATTCTAGGAAAACAGGGCGGAACTCGTTGTCTCTCAAGGCACTTATAAGCACCATTAGGTTCACAAAGATAAGCCCTAACGTTGCTGCAGCAAAGCCAGCAGAAACGGCAAAAGCACCACCCAAATAGCCACCAAGAGAACCTAAAGCAGCACCGAAACTACCTACAAGCGTGGTGATACTGCCAATAAAACCAAACAGTTTGAAGGCTGCAAACATAATTGCCAGTGCTGCAGCAAAGTCAAACACGGTGCCTTTAGTGCCGTCCAACTTTGTAATGAACTTTCCTAAATCTTCGGTTGCTTTTTTGATTGCACCCGACAGACCGTTTTCACCAAACTCTTCAGTCAAGTCTTCAATATAAGGAATGAACTTTTTATTTATCCAATCGGCAACTTTTATCATTATTGGAAGCAACTTTGCGCCAATTTCTGACTTGACGTTTTCAAACTCTGCCTTGAGAATCTTCTGTTGGTTGGCAAGAGAATCAGAAGTGTTAGCAAAGTCATCCGCATATTGTGCGGTGTCCTGCATAAGCAGACCGTAACGAGCCACCACTTTCTCGGACTCTGTAAGTTTGCCTGTGACGTTGCCAATATTGTTAGCAAGTGCATACGCCTTGACGGCATTATCAGAAATGTCAATACCAAACCTCTTCAAAGGTTCAGACTCACCCGACAATGCAGACTGGAACTTAGCTGCAGCCTCAGGAACGTCAATGTTCATAACTGAAGCAAAGTCAGCAGCGCGAGTTGTCAGTCTTTGAATAACCTTTGCTGTACTCAGACTCTTCGTAGATACTTTTTTTGCAAAAGAAGAAAACTGAACAGCTAAAGAGTTGAAATCTTTTTTACTCAAACCAACAGACTTTGAAGCAGCCTCAGACAGTTTGAGAATCTCTGCGCTTGCCTCACCAAAAGTCACCTTGACAGCATTGATGCTTTCACCAAGATCACTTGCAGATTTGATAGCGGAAAGACCACCTGCAGCAAACGCACCCAAAGCAGCAACAGCAGGAAGCATCGCACTTCTAATAGACCTACCAACCTTTGAAGCGTCTTGACCTAACTTCTTGAATGCTTTATTGGCTTGATTGACGCCTTTGTTGTCAAATTGGCTAATGATTGGTAATACAACTGACATCGCTAAATCTTTCCGTTGCGTCCAACTTGACGCATAACTCTCTCGACCAGAAGTTTGACTTCTCCCTCAACTTCGTAGCGTTTTGTTTCGTAAACACGCCACACAATGCGAGAGGGGTCACCGTATTTACGGGTAAGTTCACGGCCCAAGTTCCCTTTTGCAGCCATATCAAAAATGGTGCCTTGAGGGCCAGCCCAACGGATACCGAAAACGGCAAGGTTTTGTTTGAAACCAAACCCGGTGTCACGAACCTTCTTACCTGATGTAAACGCCTTCAAGTTCTTGCGAACCATCATCGGCTGCCAATGCATAAGTTCCTTACCCGACTGTCCAGTCCACGAATACTTCATTCCACGCAACGGAGCCTCAGCAGGTAAACGAGAATAAGACTCCTGCAGCACAGGGTCCATAATTCTCTTGAAATCTCGGGTCACTTGACGGCGCAGTTTCTTGTCAATCGTGTTTAGTTCTTTGAGGGCTTCTTTGAGGCCAACGACTTCAATGTTGATACTTGCCATCGCTAACCTCCTCTTTTTTTCAGCACTTCGGCAACCGTGTGCAGCTCTTGAATATCAAATGGGATTTGAGGAGGCCAGAAACCTGTCTCGACGACTAACTCGCAGAGGCTTCGGAGGTAACTGCCTCTTCGGTAGGGTTTACGGCGTCTTCACTAACTGGCTCGACAGACACCAATTTCTTAATGTAGTCATCGAAAACCAGCGGAACACTGATGCCGTTTTGTTTTGCACCCTCATACGCGAGGTATGCAAGGTGTTCCATGGCGACGCCGGAGGCAAGGTCAGATGCGCGTATCTTGTACTTGCGCTCCAGCGCCACAATGGAAAACAAGTTGGTTACGACCTCATAGGTCTGACCGTCTTGTTGTTCAACTTTGAGTGTTATTTTCATTTGTTTCTCCTAAATGATTGGGAATTGTTTACGGGGTGGTTACGTCACGAGCCCATGTGCCACCTGTGAAGGTGACATCAACTGTGGCAAGTTCGCCAACGGTCGAGTTGATTGGGGTGAAGTCCGCAAGGAATGCGCCAGTGATGGTGTATTCGGGGTTTGTCAAAGACTCGGTCGTTCCCGATGGCGAGATGGTGATGTTGCTTCGCTTGCCAACCATGTCTGCAAGTGCTGCTTCTACTTCGGCAGTTGCACCTGTTCCGCCATAGGCAAGGAACATTGTGATGGTCACTTCAACATTTTGAAGACCAGCGGTGAACACTCTGCCAGTGTCTCCAAACGAGGTAGCTTCAAGTGCGTCAGTGCCGACCATGACCGACACAGAGTTTGACTCTGCGCTCAAGTCGTATGTGGTTGCACCCTGCGTGATGTTGATTGTTGCGTTTGAAAGGAAAGTTGATGTAGCCATTAGGGCTCCTTTTGGTTAGTTGCGCCGTACGGCTACGGCAACGGTGAGGTCATAGGAAGGCAGGTCTTGCCCCCCTACGGTTACGAGGCCCGGACGGAGATCCGTGACCGCGATTGGTGAGTTCATTATTTGGTCTGCGATTTGCATGAGGTAGTCGCCTGCGTCTTGGTTGCCGGGGGGCGGTGCCAAGACACGAAGGCGCAAATCAATGTTTCCGACGTTGTAGGTAAACGCTGTGACTGTTGGGAGTTCAATTAGGACGGACAGTGGGCGAGCGTTGCGAGGGTCTGTGATAGGCACAAGTCCGAGAGTGGTTAGCGCCGTTTTACAAGCGTTTACAGCCTCGTAGAGAATGCCTGAAGAACTCACGCGACTTGAGCCCTGCCACAGCCAAGAAGCTGCATGATGCGGTGAAGGGTGACAGGCATTGGCAAGTTGCCCATACCGTCAAAGCCACCATAAGAATCGCCCGAGGTTCCGCGTTCACGGTAAAGCGTCGCTGCATACATGGTGGCACCTAATTCAACATCAGGGGAAGGCACAGTGCTTTGAGAGTCTGTGTAGCCAGCCTCACGACGCTTACGGAAACACCAGTAGTTACTTGCCGACACACACTTTGCAACGAAGGCCGTGTCGTTAGCGGTTGCCACGTCAATACCAAGCCACGACAACACAAGTGCTGAAGTAGTCCAAGTGATTGTCTCGGTAAACGTCAGCGTGCCAGAAAGAGGGCCATACTCGGTGTCGTCATCATGGCCAGCGTGTGTATACAAAACCTGATTGAGTTTCGGCACGTCATAGTTGAACTCGAGATAGCCCTGTTGGTCTTTCCCGATGTACTCCCACTCCTCGACGCTAATAACGGTAAAGGTTCCGTTGAACTTGCTGCCTGCGCCATTGATAACAACGCTGTCACCGGGCTGAACCTCGGAAGGGGTCAGGGTCTGTACGGCTGAAACATCGTCAAAGTGAAAACCATGAGTGATTGTGTAAACAGACATACAGACCCTTTCCTTAGTTCCTAGTGATCAGGCGAAAGCGAACTGAACAAACTTGGTTGGGTCAATCATCAACGCTGCGAAGTAACCGCGGAGAGCGATTGTGCGTGACAGTGTCGATGGTGACTCGATGGACATGGTGCCCTTCTGCTGTTCGTAAAGTTCGTAACCCGATGCGTCGCCAACGATGGCAACACCGCTAGCGAAGTTACGGTCAACGACAACCTGCAAGCCGAAAGCGTTTCCGCCGTATGCGCTTGGTGAAAGGTCGCCCTGTGCGTTCATTGGCCCAACCTGTGGGAACAACGGACGGTTTGAACTGTCAGAAAGACCGACAAGGTTGCGCCAACGGTCAGGAGCAACAAACAAGTGAGTAGGCAAGTTGCCATTTGAAGAACTCAAGATTGTTGCTGATGCCTCTGCAATTTCGGCAGCCCAAACTTCAGGCTTTGCCACGTCTGCTGTTGCAAATGCTTGAGTGACGCTAACGCCTGCAACCAACTGGTCTGCTGCGTAGTTGTCTGTTGCGTTCGCGTAGATACGGCCCATGTCGTCAAGAACAACCTGAAGGATCGCTGGGTCAGTCCAGTCAATATCGGCTTCGGAAATGTTTACATATCCGCCAAAGATTTGCTTGGTGACTTGGTTGTTGAAAACAACAAGTGTTCCTGCGCTTGGTGACTGCTCACCAATCGATGCACCGATGGTGACGTGTGTGGTGACCTCTGGACGGATAAAAACTTTACCGCCAGCAGGCATTGCCTTTACGCCCACTGCGTCAACGACAGGGCGTCGTCCTACGAAATTATTATACGTAGGAGCCAAAATTGGCGTTGGCAAAAGGCCCGGTGTGTCAGTGGTGACGATGTCAGGAGCAGCTGCGCGGAGTGCGTCTGACATTTCGTGCCATGCGGAACCGCCAGCAATAAATGCTGACATGTATTCGGCTGCGGTTGGCAGTGGAACTTCACGACGCGCAGTGGCGAAGATTGGTGCTGTTGGAACAGTTTCAGCCGAAGCCTCAACCGTTGGGATTTCTTGTGACATGGTTTCCTCCTCGGAAATGTCTAGGGGTTGGGGTTCGACAACTTCTTCTTCTGACTCTTCGTCAGGCTGGGAAGCAGCGATTTCTGTAATCACAGCATCGGAAAACGCTGGGATAGCAACAAGAGACAACTCAAGAAGATTTGCCTTAGACACAATCATTGTGTCGCCCTTGTATTTGAACTTTGTGGGGACAGCCCCCACGGAAACGGAGTCGTAGGCGCCAGCCTTGACCAACTCAATGGCTTGATCTGATGCGGTGGTCTTTGCAAACTTTGCGGTAAACAAAAGCCCTGACTCGTCATCGACAAGTTCACTCACGACGCCACGCAACTGGCTCATGTCATGATTTTCAATCAACTTTGCAGGCTTCTGATTTACGTCAAAAGCACCACGAAGAAACTGCACCTTTTGTCCGCCCGACACCACTGCTGGAGTGTCCCAAGGAACGGCCACGCCCGTAATGGTTCGGGGGCTGTCCTCGCCAGCAGCAGCGTCAAGCGTGACAGGCACGGCTACAAACTCAATCTTCACAACTCATCATCCATTTCATTGTTAGGCATACCGTCAGGGGATTCGGAACCTTCGTAGTCCTCAATGTCAAACTCGACATAGCGGTTACGAGGCAAAACTTGAGCACTAGAAAGGGTCTGCTCAATAGCGTCCATGTAGATACGAGCGCCGAACAAATACAAGTCCTGACGAGCCTGCTGTGCGTTCTGATACGTCATCGAAGCACCCTCAGTCGGTGCCGACACAAGGTAAGCAGGGACAGAGCACAGACGAGCCATTTCAAGGGACTGATACTTGCGCTGGTCGGCAATCACTTCCTGAGGGTTCTGTGCAAACTCACGAAACTGAACCTGACGAGACAGTGCACCAATAGCGTTCTGTTTACGAGCTGCAGCCCACGCCGAAGCAAGAGAACCAAGGTCATCACCCGACATGTCCTCGCCGTCAATCTGCTGAAGGTAGCCCGGCACGGTTTCAAGGCTTGCGTAACGGTCGGCTGCTTGGTCGAGGAACAGTGAAGTGTTGATGGCTCGCTGGCCAATCTTCAAGATGCCCTCGATAGGGCTCAAGAACTGGATCACGTTGTTTACGTCGAGAGGGTTGCCGTTGAACTCAAGTTCCTTAGAAGGCCCAAAGTATTGAGGAATGCCTGTCTGCTCGGTGCTTGAAATGTTCGCAGCAGGGAGCCATGTAAACGAAGCAG